CATTTATGACTGTAAAAGAGCTTTGTGCCCTTGAGGGTGTAAGCTTATGCTACTTTGATGGGAGCGAATGGCATAGTCCAGGCTTCTTTAATCCAGCATTGAATGTTCTTGCAATTGATATTAATCTATCAGAGCAAGATCAAAAGCAAGTTGCCCTACATGAATTGGGCCATAAAGAACATACTCCAGTCCAGTATGAGATTAATAGGGAGTTGTGTGAACTTCAGGCTGATCGTAGCATGATTCATCATCTATTAGAAGAAGAATTAAAAACTATGGATGATGTGTCAGAATTTAATTATATCCATTTTATGGAACGATATAATTTAAAAACCATCGCTAATGAAACGATGGTGATTGATGAATATAGGTCTTTAATTGATTAAAAAAGGAGAAATTATTATGGGATTTTTTGATAATGTTAAACAAGAAAGTTCTTTTTCTGGAGCTTCAGGAGTAACTGGATTGAACTATGTTGTACTTCAAGTGACACTAAAAGAAAAGTTATTTGGTACTGGATCTGGGAATCTCACTGAACTTGAAGATGTGATTAACAAACAAGCTGCCAAAGGATACCGACTCCATACCATTAGCACAGCTAATGGGGGCAGCAAGGGCCTAGGTGGAGGAGATCGCATCCAGGCTACAATGGTGTTTGAGAAAATTATTTAGTTAGATTTTTTTACTATCACCTTCACAAAAGATATTGGAGAAAATATGAAAGAAATAATTTTATAAAGTTACTTAAATAAAAGGACTAACTATCGCTAATGAAACAATGGTCAAAGACGAGTTTGATTCACTAGTTATAAAAAAGGAGAAAAATAATGGCTATTGCAAAAGTTATCCGTATTTTAGATCAATATACAATTATGATAGATAAAGGATATGAATCTAAATCAATTCATGTGGATACAAAAATAAGCATTTATGAACCCGGACCTGAGATTACAGATATAGACGGTAATTCTCTTGGTAGATATGATTTTTTAAAAGGGGAATTAATTATCACTGAAGTCTATCCTAAATTTTCAATTGCTCAAAGCATAAAGGAGGATACTACGTTCTCTGTATCCAGTTTTTTGAATGGTGGGAAACAGACGGTAAAGAGTGCTCTTGATGTGAATGAAAAAGACATTAATCCACTAAAAGCAAAAAATCCTAAGATTCAAGTTGGAGATTTAGTTAAATTGAAATTATAATGACTTGACGCGATCATAAAATAGTGATAAGATAGAAGAGAATTAAATGGCTACGGATGTGGCTAGGAATACCTTCTATCTTCCAGATAGGAGGTTTTCTTTTTTGTCTACTAATAAACCTTTTCTAACATACAATCAACAAATTGCATTAATGAGAAATAAGGGAATCGTTATTGAAAATGAGATTTTCACAAAAGAAGTTCTTCAAAGTATTTCTTATTATGGAATTGTGAATGGCTATAAAGATATATTCGGGACTTTTTTTAATGATGAATTAAACATCGAACAATTTAATGAGCCCGTTTCATTTGCTTCATTGCATCGAATTTTTCTGATAGATCAAGCGCTAAACAATTTATTGTTCAAATATATAATATATATTGAAAAATCCTTAAAAACTAAACTATCCTACAAAATTGCTCAAAAAATTGGAGTTTCTATGTTGGAATATTTAGATTTTGAAAAGTATAAATCCAATGGCGAGCTTGATCGAAAATCAGAAATTAGTAATATAAAAAATCAAATTGATAATAATAAGAACAGTGCTTCGATTCAGCATTACAGGATAAAGCATGGCGATATTCCTCCATGGGTAGCAACTGGTGGTATTTATTTTGGAACCACAATTAATTGGTACAAAATTTGTAGAGAAGATATAAAAATTGATATAGCAAACCAATTCTTCGAATATTCCGAATTAGATGGAGAAAACGCAAAGGAGCTACTTCTCTCTATGTTATCTTTATTACAAGAATATAGAAATAATATAGCACACGGTAATAGAACTTTTTTATCGAATGTGACAAATGAATTAACCAAAGTCCTTCTTCTTTCGGCACTTTCAAAAGAAATTCTAACTGAAGAAGAATATCTTAGTGGAATCGGGAAAAAAGATTTGTTTGCTGTAATGATTTCTATTGCCGTGTTAATTAATGACCCTATTGTATTCAGGCAGTATTTATATGATTTTGGTGCTTTATTTACAAATGATGAATTCAATCCTAAAATCAACTATTCTCCAAGAGGAGATATATATGCAACGCTAAATATACCAGAAGACTTTTTAAACAGGATAGCTGAAATTTACAAAATAAAATTTTTATAAAAAATCCTCACACCGCCGACCAAAGCAAATTGTGAGGATATACTGTATAGTAAAAATAGGCGTTAAAAAGCCCTCTTTACTATACCCATTTTAACAAGAAATGAGGTAAAAATCAATGATCAAAAAATATAAAAAAGGTGATGGTTTTGCCTACTATTTTAAAGCCTATCATGGAATTGATCCTTTAACGGGAAAGAAAATTGTAACTCTTAGGCGTGGTTTTAAAACCGAACGTGAAGCTAGACTTGCTGAAGCTAAGTGTTTAGCTGATTATGAGAAGAAAACCTTTAGAACCAGAAATACAACTACTACTTTCAAACAGGTATATGAAACTTGGAAAGAGCATTATAGAAATACAGTTAAAGAATCAACCTATGTTAGTCAAATTGACAAAGCAGATAGACTTATTATCCCTCATTTTGGAGATAAACTCATAAATAAAATTACTCTATCAATGTGCCAATCTCAGGTCAATAAATGGGCTGAAGACTATAAGAGATTTTTTGGGATCATCAGCATTGCTAATCAGATATTTGATTATGCAATATCTATGGAATTGATTGATAGCAATCCAATGAGAAAAACTCTAAAACCAAAAAGAAAAAAGAAAGATAAGGAAGAGCTTGAACAATTCTATAATAAAGAAGAACTGAAAACTTTTTTTGAAATGGTCCAAGAACTTGATGATATAGAAATGCTCACTTTCTTCCGTTTATTGGCTTTCACAGGAATGAGGAAGAACGAAGTAGGCGCATTAAGATGGACTGATATTGATTTAGAGAGCGGACAACTTAAAGTTAATCAAACACTAGCCAAGGGAGAAAACAATAAAATCATATTTCAGACTCCAAAAACGAAAAAAAGCCAGCGAACAATATCGCTGGATCCAAAAACTATTGAAATTTTGAAAGATTGGCACAAATACAGTACAAAAGGCTTATTATTTAAAAATGAATCAGGTAGCCCTAAAAGTATTGTGCATGTCAATAATTTGCTGAATCGAGTTTGGAGAAGGTACCCTGATTTCAAGCGTATCACTCCTCACGGATTCAGACATACACATTGCTCCCTACTGTTTGAGGCTGGAGCAACGATCAAAGAGGTCCAGGAACGACTAGGGCATGAAAATATACAAACTACGATGGACATATATGCTCACGTAACCCAAAAAGCAAAAAATGAAGTTGCTGACAAATTTGCTTCCTACATTGGTTTTTAGAATATGGGTATCACCGTGGGTATCAAAACAAAAAAACAGGCTCTCCGTTATATTCGGAAAGCCTTATTTTATGCTATCTAAAGCAATTATTTTGCGATTGGGTAAACAGAAACTTGTTTAATGACCACTATCTAACATTTTGAGAAATAGCCTTAAAACCCTAGATGATTGTACCTTTAATGGTTAAATTAATATGCAAAAATGCAATGTCTATAAAAAATGGGTATCATTTTGGGTATCAATACCCCTGAAAACACGATCCATGTTTGCTGTTATAACCGACATTTCAAAAAATGTCTATTGTAATGGAAATATCAAACTTTTATAGAAGGTGTCCGATTAAGATTAGTCGAATTTGATCTAATCATTCAAATCCTCCTTATTCCAAATCCCCCCATAAGCTGATACGGTTACCCTCTTCATCTGTCTGCCCGATTGCCATGTAATTACGGTTACCAGACTCACCAATGTACGAGATCCATCGATAGCCATTTGCTGATCCTTTATAGTCATAACGGACTTTTTCATTAGCACCATAAACAGCCACAATCTCACTATTAAGACTTGGTCCACGACGAACATTGATGGCAGCATCACCAACAATGAAAGTACCATTCTCTGGGATAAGTTCCATTT